TCCTCTATAACCACGATCTTTTAAATAATACAATAACCTTGGCTTGTTGTTTTCTACTAGTATTGGCATTCCATAAAAATGCAAAGCCATAAGTACATCCTCATAAAATATTTCTGCTGTCTGAGGTCTTGATATATATTCAAGGAAAAACATATTTGTAGGAGCGTCCTCCATATGGAACTTAGTCATTCCATGCAAAGAGCCTTTAGAGCCACCGCCTCCAACTGTTCCAGATATATCGTAACTATCACATCCAAAAGACCCTATGCGTTTGTTTCCGGGATATTTTTTGCCATTAATAACCTCCACGTTATTCATTAGGTTTGCACTAGGAATCCAGGACAGGAAAAATCGACCTTTGCTCTCTGGATTAAATATTACTTCGGTATCTCTTTGACCATTTCTCCAATAAAAATTACCTCTAGTAATAGTGCTTTTAATTGCAAATGAATCATTGTAATCTATCTGCTCATATATTCTCGTGAGATTAAACAAGGTATTTTTTGATTCATCACGAAATGCATGAGACTCTGTTCTAGGAAATTGTCTGTAGTATTCATTTAACGCATCAGGATCGTTTTTAAGACTATCCACTTCGTTTTGCCAATATTCTAATGCGCTTTGGTGAATATAATCACCGTTAGTACTGACTGTCTGTGATTTTGGAGTTTCTAGCACAGGCTGACCATACATATCAATAAACCCTTCCATATTCCATTCCATTGGAATAAACAGGTTGTATAGACCGCTTTTTGTCTGTCCGTTTGAGTTTCTGTTACTAGTATCAGAGTCGTAATATAGTTTTTTAAAATTACCACCTCCCTTTTCAAGAGCATTACTAGTAGATCCCATCATGCATTTGCCAATAACACGACTACCAAGTCTCAAACAGGTTTTTGTTACCCTCCAGTTATTTAAAATATTGTCAGGCTTTTCCCACTTTCCACTTTCGTCATGTACTAGTAGTGCTAGCTTTTCCCCATCGTAACTGTTGTCACCTGTGTTTTTCCAGTCAATAGTAGTATCAAGCCCTTGTAATGTGCTTAGCTGGCTTGTATTTGATATAGATTTACGCGTAAGTTTGGATGCCGGAACACGATATGCTAGTTCAGATTTCGGTCTATCCATACCATCTTGAATTGGCTTGAAAAAAAATGGATAGTTAACGGATATGGGAACAACTTTATCGGTAAACATCTTTTTAGCATCAGCCCCGGTCTTAGACAATATACCAAATCTAGAGTCAGATGTTATTGTAGCTTGATTTACAACCTCAGCAGATGACATAAAAGAAAATCCAGAACGTCTGTTTTTAAGATAGCACATTCCGTAGCATCGCTCATCCGCCTTACAAGCTTCCCAATAAATAAAAAATATCCTGTTTGATTCGCGATACTCAGGTTTACCTACATCAATTTTAGTCCATTGCAGGTACATATAATGGCTTCCTGTAATGTAAGTAGGATTGCCATTATTATAAAACCAAAAACCATTATCTCGCCTGTCAAATTCTTCTTCAATGTAAGGAACCCAAGTTTCCTTGAAATCCTTGTTCATTTCATTCCATTGAAATATTGTCTGTAATGGCTTTAATGCTTTAGGGTAGTCTTTTGCCTCCCAGTACTGTTCTTCTTTCGTCTGAGAGCGTTTATATACGTTTTGGGGTTGTTTAGGAAGACCTATGTTGAGGTTATTTATCTGAACTATTTCACCTAGTGTTCCGTCTTTAGATATAACAATGACATCATACTCTTTGTTGTACCCATACTTGAAAGCCTTTTTAGCATTTAGCTTTTTTAAGTCTTTTTCAGGTATGGCATCATTGACGACAACACACAAGTCATTATTTAGATCGTCTTTCTGCAAATCCTCCAGTTAAGTTATTTTTTTCTTCCTCTGGGTTTTCTAGCATATTTTTTTCATTTTCAATGCGATTGAGTATTTCAAATGCATCAAATATTGCTAGCTTTTTTGTAGCTGCTGCGTTTTTTAATCTATCAGCAGCCAATTCATCATCAGGGTCCGGTTTAATAATTTCTTCTTCCGCAACCTTTATTAACTGCTTAACAGCTTCGTGACCAGCCTGAATAATACGCTCTTTAATTTCTTTTACACTATTCATAAGACAGTACAAATATCGTTAGTTCTCATGCGATATAACATTTCTCCATCAACATCAAATTCATACTCGCTGTTCTTAGTGAAGTTTATTTTATCGCCCTCATGAACGCCCATAGATTCAAGACGTTTATTACCATATACAAGAATCCCAGTATTTGGCTCATAGCCCTCTTCATGCAAGTAACCATGCTCTAAATCTATCGGACGAACAAAACAATAATCTTTTACAGAATTCCAACGTTCACCATTGTTGAACATGTAAAACTGGTCTTCGTCTATAAAATACAAATTATCTTTAAAGTAATTTGGCGACTTTTTTGGACGACCTTTCATGTCATAATATATACGGAATACATTATGATGTACAATAATAATATCCCCAGCAGATATTGTCCCTTTGTATCTACTGGGGAGGTACATAATTCGCGCAAGGCGATTTACATGTTTGTGGTTCTCTACCGTAGAGTTAACTATTATTTTTCTACCAGCTATCTCTACTTCGTTATTATAATGATCGCCTAGTGGCTCAATAACAAAATAATATGGAGCGTGCATGTCAAAAATAAATATTATACTCTATGGAGATAGGAATATTTTGATTAAACTCTTTCCAGAGATAAACTTCGTTGTTACTCTCAATATAAATTACATAAGACTTTGTATCCGCCTTATAATCAATAAGATGAATAGTATGTGTGCCATTTAGCACCTCTTGGCCTAATATGTAATGCATAGAGCCAGATTTATAATCTGCCCCAATTGAGAGCTTACGAATTTCCATCTTACTCTTCTACAACTTCTTCTGCTTCTCTGCTAATTGTCCCGTCCTGCAGGTTAATAGACACTTTGCCGTACTCCTTTTCAAGCTCGGCTTGAGCCTCGTTTAATTTTGCCTGCACCTCAGTGACTTGGTGTAGTAGTTGATGTTTCTGCATCTCGATGCCACCTAACTGTGACTGTGCGTTGTTGATTGTACCAACAAGTTCTTGCAGTTGCTTTAACTGCTCTTCCGTGATTTTTTCCATTTTATTTGATTTATTAATAATTACTCAATAGTCTTTGTTACACTGGTCGGTGTGATAAGGGCGTCGATCTGGTTGTTCAGGCTATCCTCTAAGTTAGCCACAGCCTCCTCGCCCATTGCGCCTTGTACCCATCCTGCTACAATTTCATTGGTTAAATCCTCAAAAGCCACGAAGTCTACAATCTCTTCAGTGCTTAGGGTTTGTGTCCCAATGCTTGTGGCTGTGTAGGCGTTCCCATCTGCATCTACTTGATCAGATGTACCGGTTACTCGCCAATGTACGTTATATACCACATCTGTATTATCTCCAGAAGTAGGGTATACATCTACTGTTTTGCAATTCCATTCAAAAGTTGTCATTTGTTTTTGTTTTAAAGTTAAAAATTATTTGTAAAGATAGTTATTTTTTATTTATGTTGCACCGTTTACATTAGCAATACTTGTTGTGCTTACGCCAATTACATTTGCAATGCTTGACGATGATACTCCCATCACATTATTGCTATAACCTGTAGCTGATGGCGTATACGTGATATCTAAATATATAGGCGATGATGAGTTTTGAAATGTCACTCCACTTTGTTTTGTAACATCGGTTGTTGGCGTACCGTCTTCTAAATCATTATATCTTTCAACTAATACAACATTGAGATAACTATTTGTGTTAGCATCAGACACGGCTGTTGAATTCATGGTCATTGTATTAAGACCAGTGCTCCAAGACGTCCCGGCATTATATGCCGTTGGTGAATCAGGGTTCCAATTATCAAAATCCGCTGCTACTAAATTCGATCCTCCAGATCCGCCAAAAGCTGTACTTCTTGCTGCACCAACTACTGCTGTTGTATTAGTATTTCCAGTTACTTTTAAGGACATCGCAGTAATTGTACCGTTTACTCCTGACAAGTCAAAGAATAAAAATGTTCTTCCAACATAATAAAGTCCTCCGCCTTTACCTGATGAAAATATTACATACACTGCATCTGCAACTGATGTTGATGTGGTGTAGTTATTTATTGAATCAGCAGACGTAGCATCTCTTGCGGCTGTCCAAGAAGATTGCGCGTTTTTAGCAGCGGTAGCTTGTTTTGACGCGGTTACTGTTGTTGTTGTTGATGCTGGCATAACTTAAGATACTTGTACCCAGCTCTTATCTGGATCGAAAAATATTTCATCATTAGTAGGATTAAGCATATAGCCTACAATTCTTACAATATTATTGGTAGAACTAGGTATAACATTAGTTGTGTCGCCGGCGGTAGTTGGTGAAAGGTATAAAACATCTCCAAGATTTCCAGATGCAAAAGATGCATGCCTTGCAAAACCTTTTATAAGTATACCAGCGCTTGGTGTTGTACCCATTGCAATACCTAACATTCCTTTTGAATAAGTTACATTAGCTTGAGCTAGAAACCAGCCTGTATTAAGGCCTGCTGTTGTATATACAATAACATCTCCTGCCACAATTGTTCCGTTAAAACTACCAAAAGTTACAATTTCACCATTAAATTGCCCTGTTGCCGTTGGGTAAGTATATGATAATTCATTTGTTGTTACTGATGTTAAATCAATTGATGAATCTAAATTTAAAGTTACAGTGCCAGAAGTACCACCCCCGTTCAAATTTGTTCCAGCGGTAACTCCTAAAATATCACCCGTTGCTCCGGTTGCTACAGCAGTTACTCTTCCATAAGCATCAACTGTAATTGTGTCAATTTTAGTGTCATCTGCAGTTGATCCATAGGTTCCAGCTCCAATACCACCGGTGGCCATATTTAGAGTTACAGTACCAGAAGTACCACCTCCTGTAAGATTTGTTCCAGCGGTTACGCCAGTAATATCACCAACATTACTTGTCCATCCTTGGTCGTTGCTAAAGATACTAAGAGGTATTGAAGAGATTAATTGTCTATTATCAACTCCCCCATTTTCTGCGATTAAGTAATCTGTTCCAACTAATGTTCCGCCAATAGTTAATTCACCTAAATCAAGGTCTAATGTTACGTCTCCAGAACCCCCGCCGCCACTTAAACCAGTGCCAGCATTAACAGCTGTTATATCACCACCAGTAGGCAGAGTTTCTTCTATAACAATACCAGCTGCTGTTACCGCTAACATCTTTGTAGCAGTACCCGTAATATTCCCGCTACCATATTCATTAAATCGCACGCTTCCATCGGATCCATACACCATCAATTTTGTACCTACCGAAGAGGATGTGCCCAATTTAACTCTAAAGTTGGCGGCTGTGGTGCCATTTTGGGCAGAACATATTAAGCCATCTGCATCATTATATTCCCAAAGCCCCCAAGAATCAGTTGTATCAGTGTCTTGTAATAGTACACTGCCCCCGCCTGAGTCAAGCACGTGTATATCTCCCATTGACGGTGTACCGCCTATCCCTAACCTATCATTTAATTTATCCCAATAAAAATTACTTTCACCACTTATTGTGTTAGCATCGTCCCAATAAGCTACTTGGTTAATAGCACCCGACCCGTCAATAAACCCACTTACAGCATTGTCAACATAGTTTTTATTTACTGCATCTGTACTGGCGCTTACTGTGTCAATGCCTTGAATACGGCCTGTGCCTGATAAAGTAATGTCGCCGCCTGAAACAACTAAGTCACCTGAAATAGCTAAAGACCCTGTTGATGCTGTCAATCTTACATCGAAATCTGACGTAGCAGTGTCGGTTGCGTGCATATCAAAATACTTACCAACCTCAGCGACGCCATCTGTCCCTACTACAACAGCACCGCCGTTCCACCAATCTCCATTTTGTGGTGTTAACAAACTAATGGTTCCTGTACTTGTAATTGTTCCCCCTAATATTGGAGATGTAGTAGCAACTGATGTTACTGTTCCTGGTACTGCCGCAACAGCATTATCAACATATAACTTGTTAGCAGCATCTGTGTTTACTGATACCGTGTCAATGCCTTGAATACGCCCTGTGCCGCCAAGAATTATATCACCGCCGTTAACTGTTAAGTCGCCACTAAGTGTGCCTCCTGTTAATGGTAGATGTCCTACCTGAGAGTATGTATATGCAGCATCCCAGTTTGTTTTATTGTAACCTGTAATGGCTGTAGCTCCAGAGAAGAAATTGTTTGTCTCTGTCTCTGTATAGTACCTGTCGTCGTGCGTATGTGACGCGGCAGCAATGCCTGCCTCAGCAAGTGTATTATTTACCCAAGCAGCCCCATTCCATTTAAGTATTTCACCCGATGAGTTACTTGTAATTGTTACATTAGAATGCGAGTCTAGGGTATGCGCAGAGGGAGTGAATGTACTTGGAACACCGGTTAAGTTGCCCCAAGCCAAATAGTAGCTTCCGTGCTGACCGTCTAATGTGTCAGCATCTAATCCGTTCCCTGAGCCTTCATCAGCTGTTGTTAACACTCTATTAGTGCCTACTTGCAATTCAGCGTTAGTACCTGATAGCCTTAATATATTATCTGAGGTGTCATCTACTACGGCTAAAGTAATATCCCCGCTTGATCCGGCTTGCCATACAATACCTTCGCCAGGGTCATTAATTTTTAATTGATTTACTCCAGTAATATCAAAATTATTACCGCTAATACCTGTAGTACTTAGGGCCCCTACAAAAGTTGCTGCCTGCACAGATGCATTACTTGTTCCGCCATCGGCATCAAAATGAAATCTATTAGCAGCGTCATCATACCTGATATAGTCGTTATTAGCGAACTGAATTTTATTGCCAGACCCAATTGTTAAGTTAGGAGCTGTAACTGTTCCTGCAAAAGTTGCGTCCCCTGTGTAAGCGTTAAAAATTGTAGGGTTAGATCCTCCTGCTCCAATTTTTACAAAAGTCGAAGAGTTTGTAGGCGCAAACTGCAATTCCACCGCTGCTCCATACCTGTTAATTTGAGCAGCTGTCCAAGTAATATATCCATCGTAAAAAGAACCCCCCCTTACTTCACCTGTAGCTGTAGTCGAGCCTGCCGTGGTTACGCGCCCACCAGCTTGTGTCATTATACTATCGGTTAACGTGTTTGATGTACCAGACCCTGACCACAAAGCAACAGTCTGTCCTGTACCAGATCCATCCAACACAGAAGAGTTATCCACCTTCTCCCATTGGTCACTTGCTCCTTGCTCTACAAATACTGCCCAGTCACCCACCTTCCAGTCTGTGATGCCGTCTAGATTTGTTGAACCATCTACAGATACTATGTAGAAGTTACCTGTAGTACCTGTTCCGCTTGCAAGCGTTGGTGTGTTAGTGGCTGCGTTCCACGTGCCTTGGAATACTAAACCTGCGGGTATTGTACCTATTAAGTTTTGTACAAAGGCCGTAGTGGCTACTGTAGTGTCATTTGTAGCATTTGGTTTTGTTACAGCTGTAGTCGCTGTATTAATTGTGCCGTTTAAATCACCAGAAAAAGTAGTTGCGGTTGCAGTTCCTGTTACATATACACCAGAACTTGTGGTCTCAATTTTTTTAGCATTATCATACCACAATTCAGCAGCACCATTTGCTGTAAACAACGCCATCGTTTCATTATCGTGCTTTCTAATTCTTACAGCGTTATCAGAATTTAATCTTAATTCACCTGTCCCACTATCATGCACATAGCTGTTGCTCCCGTCATGGTATATCTGAAGGTCTGAAGATGTGCCAAGGTTTAACTTAAAGTTATCTGGAAATATAACGCCACTGGTCCCAGTCATTGTGCCGCCAGCTAGCGGTAAGTAAGGACCAGCAGCAGAACCCGGTACTGTATTAGTTTTTACAATGTTACCTGAAGCGTCTGTTCCTAGTAGGTAAGTTGGAGTTCCTATGCGATTTGTTGAATTATAATTATTGAATTTTATAGCCCCTACTTCATTAATATACATTCGCTCTTGCATAGAGTTAGCTCCTCCACTATCTGTGTAGAAAGCTAAAAATCCATTTGCAGTATTCCCCGCGTCTTCAGTTCCACCTTTTATAGCGGCTCTGGTCGTTTTGTTTATACCTTGGTAATTATCTGAAAAAGTTAGTGTACTTCCTTTTCCTGCAACATCTGTAGTATAGTTATTATATATATCAAATGCTGAGTTTGATAGCGTTAGGTCTCCTGATGTGTGTGTATCTGTGTATACTACTTGTAATTTAGTTTGTGGACTAGTCGTTCCGATCCCGACGTTATCTCCGTAAGGCTGCAAGGCTAAAGCGTTATTACTTACACCACCGACATCTTGAGCTTGAATTAAAGAATAAGTATTACCAGTGCTTGCAAATGGTTTTAAAAGTAATCTTGATCCAGCGGAACCAGAGGCGTAGTCTGTTGTACTAACGCTGAGATCAACAACTGTATGTAGCCTACTTGCTGGATCAGTCGTTCCAATGCCGACGTTGCCTGCGGAGTCGATACGCATTCTTTCAGCAGCATTAACAGTAAATAACAACTCATTAATGTTATGGTCATAATCTATTTTTCCCACGTCTGCATCAGCAGCATCTCCAAACCAAATTTCTGAGTTCTTATAAGCGGCAGCAGTATAAATTTGTAACTGTGAATTATGTGTAGTGTTACCCACTACAGCACCTATACCTGTGGTTGTTTGGCTAACTTCAAGCTTAGCTCCAGGACTAGTTGTTCCAATACCGACGGCACCTGTTGGTAATAAAAGTAAATCAGCTGTGGCGTTAATTTTAAGATCAATACCATCTGTAGTTATACTTCCCCTTGATGTTTCAGAACCAACTGCTCCGTACTTAAAATAAGCAAAAGTTGTTCCTAACGTATTAATTGTAATATTTCCACCTGTTACATCAAGTTTAGAATCAGGACTAGTCGTTCCAATCCCGACGTTACCATTTTCATCAATTCTCATTCTCTCAGTTAAAACAGAACCACCACCAGCATCATTCAAGACATCAAATACTAAATTACTTCCTGCCGTTCCATCTGCATTTGCTTTGACTAATTTAATTCTTGCCTGACTATAGCTTAAATCACTACTACCGTTGAAATATCTACCTCTAAATAAAAGACTTCCTTGAGTATCCTCATCTGCATAATTATCACCATTGTCATCAATATATAAAATAGGCGTGTCGCTTTTAATACTTAAAATCCCATCAGGAATAGTTGTCCCGATCCCGACGTTACCGTTTGGTATTACAGTTTTCCCTGTGCTTGTTGGGTTTAAGGTAATTGTTCTTCCAGCGCCTGTATTTAATAACAAATCATTTGTTGACGACGTTGGATAAATATTGTTTACATATAACCAAGTAGAAACCGAAGCATCACCTATAACTTGTAATTTATAGCCAGGACTAGCCGTCCCAATGCCAATGTTGCCTGAAGAATCAATACGCATTCTTTCTGTAGGTAAACCTGCTACATCTCCTTTTGTAGAAAAAGATAAACCAGTTGTACTACCATATACACTTGTTTCGTTAACTAGATTTATACTTGCTCTTACGGAATTAGCGGCACTTCCAGAGGCATCTTCGCTAAAATACTCTAAAGAAGCCATTGTTTGTCCTATAGTCCAACTCGCGTTTCTTGTACCTGTTATTCTAAGAATAGGTATTGAATCTGAAATGTCCAACTTAGCACCAGGACTTGTTGTCCCAATACCGACGTCGCCGCCCGCGGTGATACGCATTCTTTCTGTATTGTTTGTGTTTATAGTTAATGGATGGTTTGTTTCCATTCCTATAGTAGCATCAGAATCTCTGACGTATGCGACAAACTTAGCGTTGTTAGTTGTATCTATTATTCCAAGAGTTGGGATAGACGAGCCTGATATCTGTATGCCATCGTAAGTAGTATTTGATACAACTTCTAATTTTTTAGATGGGCTAGGTGTTCCGATCCCAACGTTGCCAGCACTTAAAATAGTCAACCTAGCATAGGCATCTGGATCTGATACTATACTTGTATTGTTTGTTGCTAAAAATAAATTGCCATTATAATAGCTAAAAATTCCCGCACGAGTATCTGTTGTACTTGTATTCGCATCACCTCTTGTAGAAAATCCAATACCCCACGCGCCTGACGAATCTAGGTTAGCATTACTAGGGCGATGTATTCTTAGCGGGACGTTTTCATTGGAATATATATCAAGCTTATGGTTGGGGCTAGTCGTCCCAATCCCAACATTGCCTGATGAATTTATGTAAAGCCTATCTGTTGAAGCTGTTTTTAATGAAAGTGTATTAGTAGAGCTATTTCCTGCAATCTTGGCCGTATCATTACCCCAACTTAATGTATACCCATCATCAATTCTAACGTTACCTACAACATGTAGTTTCTGAGATGGACTAGTCGTTCCAATCCCGACGTTTGTGTTTAAAATATTAAACTTTGGGTCAGCAACTAGCACTGTGGAACTCCCTGTCCCTGGATCGGTTTGCCCTAATGTGTGTGAGTCTTCCCAATCTAATGACGAGATATTCGTATAACTAACCGTATAGTGTGAATAAAGGGTATGAATAGGAAGATTTAAATATAAGTCATAATATGTAGCCGATACCCCCGCTGCATTTCCAACCCATTTGGGCGTGATATTTGCTGCGTTATTACCTATTGAATAGTACCAGCTATTTCCAGCAAACCCATCTGAATTTACAGAATTTCCATTTGAAGTTTTAAAGAATATTTCAACACAAAAATCTTGGTTATTTAAAGCATTGTAGCCTTGGTGAATATAAGCCGTTAACTTAAATGTCCTACCGCCTTGCCCAGAAGTTAGTCTACCAAGTTTTACCCATTGAGCGGTGCCACTTGTAGAGGGAATACTATAGGATTTACTTTTTACAACGCCGTCTACTTCAAGCTTAGTCCCTGGCGTGGTTGTTCCTATTCCGACATTGCCGTTGGAGTCGATAAGCATTGTAGTTGTAGCACCTTTTGTTAAATAAAAGTTATCATAATAAGTAGCTAATTGCCATTCTCCATTTCCGTCTTTTAGAGTTAAAGCAGCACCATTTGTCCCACTATTTATTGAAGCTATTTGTCTGCCCCATCCTTGTGAGTTTGTTGTTGACGTTCCCCCCACATAAACGTTTGTGCCATTGTCATAGATAATACTATTTCCGATGGTATCTGCATCAGACCACTTGGCTATGTAGTTAGCCGTACCAGAGCCATCTACTCCAGATATTTCACTCAAGGATACCCAGTCTGTGGCTGTGCCTGTGGATGATAGAACCTGCCCAGATGTACCTGCGGAGCCGTTGCCGTCTA